TGTTTTTTTTTGTTTTGTGATATGGGAATTTGTGTTTTATCCTTAATTCGGACGTATATGTATAATTATCGAACCCTTCGTGGTAAGGAGAATAGTCGTTTGTATTAGACGCGTCGTTTTCACGACACTCTAAACATCTATTCAATGATACAAACGATTCCATATTGTCTTTTTCGTCAGACACGATGACCGAGTTTCCAAACAGACTCCAATTTGATAGTTGGACACGGTCAAGCGAACCTTGTAAGGTAGTTACAATCAGTCGGAAATGCGAGAATTTTTTGGGGTAAGTAAGCTGAAACTGATTTTTCGTTCCTTTGAAATTATCAGCCATCGTTTGCGAATGTAATGCCTCCCAATCTTGTCCGTTGTTTGACCCGACTACAATGAATTCTTTGGGAAATTTATTGGATTGCGATGATTCGGGCACCTCGATGATATAACTTTTTAAGTACATCTGGTAAGGTATTTTTATTTGTATCCACTCTCCTTTCACGTCATTTACATTATTTTCTAAACCGACGTTTGTTACAAAAGTATTGTCTTTTCTTCCTCCACCTTGATATGCGGATGGGTATGAACCCGTGAACGCGTTACGAATATATTCAGGATATGAAGAGTTCAATGGACTATAAGAGGGATTTCCCTTATAATTGGTTTCCCAGTATTTTTTGTTATCGTTGAAAGCATGATAGGCTTCATGTTTTACATTTGAACTTGATGAACTCGTTATTTCATAGTCTCCGTTTGGTAAATAATCTCCGGATTGGTTCAAACCAGATATGATTGAACTATTTGTTTCAAAATTTCTGTCATCCGGTAGTGGCACTATTTTTATAACAGGTTGGCTCATTTAATATAAATATATATTTTAAAATGATATATTTATGGAATGTATCCTAGGTTCTCAAGTGTTGTTTAACCAACTCGTCTATTTATTTAACCTAAAAAATACATAATATAATGTAGTTGTTGCTAAAATACTCAACATCACTCCACCATATCTGTTGTAATGATATTGGTCTTCAATATCTGATGCAAGAGAATGTTTCTTTTGGTGAATGTAATCCATTTTCGCATTTATTTCACTTCGCATTTTATGTATGTCGTTTTCATACATGTTAATGATTTTATCATGGGTGGTATCAAAGACTTCTTGACTCGTTGCTTGGTTAAACTTCGTATTTTGTAGGGTATATACGATTCCTTTTTTGCGTCTTTTTTTTCTATCGTAACTAATTATTTTATTATATTTCTTCATTAAGTCACGTTTGTTCATTTCCTTTTTTGAACATTTGAGCACCCGATTATATGGGTTCAATTCTCTATCTTTGCATTCAACATATCGCGCATATTGTTCGTTAAAATCATTGATCGTTTCGTGTAAACGTAAAGAAGTATCCATTGTGGACATTCCCTCAAAATTTTCAGTAGTGTCTTGTATAAAATCGCCACACGTTCCGTCAGTATTCATACATACTTTTCCAAACAATGACCATTCAGCTAATGTCACACTGTTATTATTGTCGGAACTTATCATACCTGAAATGACAACTCTGTAATATGAATAAGAAAACAGATTGTCTTTTACAGGAAACTCTATTGGTAATTCCATGTTTTTATCAATGAAAATATTATCGTCGTTGTGCGAATCCAATATAACCCATTTTTCTCCGTCATTTGAACCTAACACATAAAAATGTGATGGAAATCTCTTTGTGTATATTTTTGGACTTGTGCTCGCCTGAAAAAAATAATCAGTTAAAAGGAGTTTATATGGGAGTTGTATTTCAGCCCATTCTCCATCTACGGTAGTGCCATCAGTCAACATGGTCTGATGATATTTATTTTTACCTCCACCTACATATTCACCATTTTCGTATGCATCTTGTCTATATCCGTCTTGATAACCGGTTTTGGAAGACTTGATATAAGGGGTTTGCCAAAATGTGCTGTTTCTTCCGTCAAATAAATTCGTTGCTGAATAATTAGATTTGCGATTTACCCCTTGGTCATCTAAACAAGACGATTGCCTGACTTTGTAGTTTCCATTCAAGAATTCCTTATCGCTATTTTCAATATTTACATCAAAAGAATTGGTTATTTCGTTTATCTTAAATTCATCCAATGGAACCGCTTGAAATACTTTGCTATTCAATGACATGAGTGTATTGTTATATTATACGTTTATATTTCTCGCACGATATATGAAAAATATTAAGCCGACAATACCCACCCCTAAATTAAGCGTATCCAACTGGGTTGAGCGAAACACTTTCGTGTAATCGTTGTATTTTTCTTCTGACCCACTATGATTATTTTGTATGGATTCTACCTTGGATACTTTGTCTTTATTGACGCATAACTCGCGTTGAATACACTTTGCACTATTATCACCGGTATTAAACACCGTGCGTTGCTCCTCGTTACCGGTTCTACATATTGTTTGATAATCAAAATCAGTGTCGTTTATAATGGACTGACATTCGTTATTGGAAGGCATCTTTCCATTTTCTTCGGCCGTTACATAAAAAAAATCATTTTTGTTATATCCCAATGCAATATCAGAAAACATATAATCTATATATTGTGATTATATATTTGTAATCTTATTTATCCATTTGTCTAATTTACACAAACACGATAATACTCGTGTTCCAATGATGCGACACTCTTTCTTGTATATTTACATACTTGTCCTGGTCTCAGGCAAATCGCCAATGATTGTGGGTCAAACCGAGATACCTCTGGTAACTGCGATAAGCCCTTAATGTTGTATTTCACTTTCAGTTCATCTACTTCTTCGTTTGATAACACCCTACATTGAGGGACCAATGTATGTTCTAAAACATTGTATTGCAACCTCTTAATATTGTGAATAACAATAAACACCCCATCTTGTTCGTAAATATATTTCAATCTGGTTACCAAAGAATCGTTTGGCTCATCGTCCATCACAATGATCAATGTGTCGTCATTTGTCAATGTGTTTTCTACATCATATAATTCGTCCTTGACGTTATCTAAATCTTTCTTTGTAAACGAATTGTTCTTTTTATCCGTAGGATAAGAATATTTGATGTATATTTTCTTTTTTTCATTATTTTCAATAATCATATCAAGCTTGTTATTTACGTATAGTTTGTCTACTTCAAGATTGCTTGTATCTAAGTGTTCAGACACGTCATAACCGAGTGATTCGCATTGTTTCAAAAGATTCACTCTTGACGTGTGTAACTTCAAAATTAGATTGTTGCTCGCCATTACTATAAATAAAACTGTATACTTTAATTTATTTATAGTGTTATATTCAATTTTCTATTCACAGCTTTTTAATGATGATATTATTGAAGTCTACATTCGCAGATGGTTTTTCTTCGCTAGCACTGTCACTTGATGAGGAAGATGAGTTATTTGTTGCGACTGTGGGTATAATTTCTTGTGTGGGTATCTTCATATGCGTTTCCTCAGCAGATGTCATGACTGGGTCGCTGGTTGTATTCACTGGTAAATTAAATACGGGAGCAATGTTGATAGTCGGTATTTGCTGTGACGATTGTCCATAGTCGGGTAAAACCATTTGTTTCTCAAAGGGCTTGATATCCAAAGGAGTCACCACTTCTATTTCAGCATTCGGTCCTTCAGATTCTATTTTGTATAAATTTGGATTCGTTAAACGAGACACTACCCATGGTCTTCCTGGAATACTGTCTTTTTTATATGTAACTTTCTCCCCACCTTTATACGTTTTGGCTTCGTTCTCCTCTGGGGTGATTGGATGGTAAGATGGACTGCTATTTTCAGGATAGGGTGCGCTAGGAGGAGCAGGAGGGGACCCATAATCAGATGAAGAAATTGAACCGTACATTGACGGCGCGGCTTCGTTGATATTATAGGTAGGAGTTCCAGGACGTTCTTCAGGAGTAATTGGCTGATATTCAGGACTTGATGGAGGAGGTCCTTCGGGAGTAATTGGCTGAATAGAAGGCACTTCGTCTGTATCTTCAATCACAAATTTGTTTTCCTTCGTTTGTCTCATTATTTTGGTAATATCTTTTTGTATTTGGTCAAACGTTCCCTTCATATCTAAATTCTCGGTATGGGTCAATCGCTGTATGTTCTTTGAGAAACTCATATTCTCAATTTGGTCAATATTGTCTTCTGTGATAATACGCATATGGACATTAATGGTCTGTAGCTCTTGCATCAACAATTTGAACGAATAAGGAACACATACAATACTGAAACTACGTCCAAATTTGGTAATATTCTCAATACGCATCTCCTTCTCGTCTACCGAACCGGCAAATTGAATTGGTCCGTCAGCAAGAGGACTCATGAACAAGTTCTTATCTGGATTGTATACCGCAATCATTCCAGTAGTATTACAAATCGCCATGTAATACTTATCCGCACGCTCCATCATAGATTCACGTAAGAACTCGCTGGCTCCGTGTGAGATCACGCCATCACGTTCCATCTCGCCGATTCTTAATCCACCATCATTTGCGCGACCGGCAACCGGTTGTCTGGTAAGGGGATTCATGCGACCGGTTGGGCGATAATTAATCTTATCTTTTACCATATGTTTCAGACGCATATAGTAAGTCGGCCCCATGAAGATTTCGGTTTCTAGTTGTTCTCCAGTCATGCCATTGTATAGTAATTCATTTCCACTAGAGTGATAACCATAATTTGAAAGCATTTTACCAAATACACCCACCTTGGAACCGTTGTTATTATACGCAGTGCAGTCGCCGAATCCGCCCTTCATAGCGCACGCTTTTCCCATGATTGCTTCCACAAATTGACCAATGGTCATACGAGAAGGAATCGCGTGAGGATTGATAATTAAATCAGGACGAATACCGTCTTTGGTGAATGGCATATCGCATTCGGGAATAATCATACCAACGGTCCCTTTTTGTCCGGCGCGGGAAGCCATCTTATCTCCTAAATTGGGTATGCGTTCTTCACGAACACGCACTTTTGCTATACGTCTACCTTCTTCGTCGTCAGTAATAAAGGTTTTGTCTACAATGCCGAGTTGCCCCTTCTTGGTGGTTTTGGAGTGGTCACTTAGGTTCTCGTCGTCTTCACTATTGTTTGTCACCATGCCGATCATAATGGTTTTATCGTTCACCTCGGTATTCACACGGACGATACCTTGCTCGTCTAACATACTGTAGTCATGTCCCTGTTTTGTTTTGGTGATGTTGGTCTCATTCTCAATGTTTGAAAAGGTTGTTTGAATAACACTTTCGCCTTGCTTTTCTTTTTCTTCGTGTGCCTCATAGGTGGTAAAATAAGTTGTGCGGAAAAGGCCGCGTTTCAAAGCACCTTCATTGACTAAAATCGCATCTTCTACATTGTAACCAGTATAACACATGATAGCCACAATTGCGTTCTCGCCATAAGGGTTTTCCTCACGATTCAAATACTCCATGTAGCGAGACTTCACCAGAGGAGTTTGTCCATAATTCAAGATTAAAGCGGTTTTGTCCATACGCACTTGATAGTTTGTGTGATACATAGAACATGCTTGCTTACTCTGACCACACGAAAACGAGTTACGTGTAGCGGGGTTATTTTCCAAAAAGTTAATTTGATTACACATGACGCCGAAAATAAGAGATTGGTGAATTTCCATATGAGTATATAATTTATCTTTTTTCTTGGTTGCTTCCATATCCAAAGCAATGAGAGACTGTTCCGTTTCACTTGTATCAATATAATCAATAATCGCCTTGTTTTGTCGCAACTTCTGTAAATTGGACTCAGTCATGTTGTTTTCGTCCATATTTTCATACAATTCTGAAAATTTGTAAATTCGTTCGTCATTGACATGAAATCCCTGAATCTGCTTGTCTATGAAACCACATACTAATTGGGACCAAGAGAATTTGTTTTCCACCAATAGTTTCTGAAAGCCTTCGTTTTCAAACGACATCTTGTCAGTATCATCATCTTTGTAGAATATGGGTCTGCATACTCGTCCTCCATCTGTGTAGATGTATACCGTATTATCTTTGATATCAAATGAAATGCTTGTATATGTGGGAATAAGTCCACTACGACGATAAAATTTCATGGCTTTCGCGACGTCCAATGGATTTTCCACGGAACCTGCCCAGTAGCCGTTTATTAACACCTTAGATAGTTTTGACAATAACAGGGATGTACAATCATATAGACGCTTCATGTTCATCTTTTCTACCATAAACTCTACCATACTCTCCCGAGAATATCCCTTGGTCACGTGTGTACTAATAGACATGTGCTTATGAATACCGATATTTCCTCCGTCAGGCGTATCAATCGGATCAAAAAATCCCCATTGCGTACAATTTAATAAGCGTGGACCAATTACCTTCGCGCTCGCATCCAATGGCAAGTTTGTTTTGCGCAGATGACTTAACACAGAATTGAAAGACAGTCTGTTTAGGTCTTGAACCGCACCCACTCGCTTTGTATGAGAATGTGCTCCCCAGTTACCCTTAAATGCTCTTGTAAATCCTTTTTCCAAAGGACGCATTCTGAATATTTCCCCCTTGTTTTCTTGGATCAATAAGTATAAGTTATTCTCGTATACATTACGATTTTCGCGCGTATCGTATGTAATTTTACGTTCAAATTCTCTATGAATATCGTTCATTTGTATTGTGTAATATTCGCGAAACAAGTCGTACAACATATCTCCCACCAAATCAACACGTTTGTATTTATAATTGTCACGGTCCGTTGTTTTTTCGTGACCTTGGTATGTCAACAACAACTTCAATGTAATATGACCTAAGTATAGCGCCTTTTCTTTGAAATTCAATTCGCCAACATGGGGTAGCAAATAATCCGTTAGAATTTCTAATACTTGGGTCATGGTCTTCTTCTTGGTCAACAGGCGAATGTAGTTCATCGCTTCTCGCTGTGTATAAATATTACCTCCGTCGTATACAGATGGAATAAACAAATCAACGAAAGACTCATATCGGTCTAGATCCAATAAACATGTTTCAATGATTTCTTTATCAGACAATACCCCCAGCGCACGAAATACAATAAACAAGGGAACCGGTTTTCTTACGTTAGGTAAATTGACGACAATATTTTTACGTGAATATTTTCCAATTTTTGGGTCCTTCGTAATACTATTGTAACTCTTGGATACATTATCATCCGCCTGTATTTTGACAGAGAGTGTGCGAATAGGCTTGGACACGTCTTCTGATACAGACCGAATCTCCGCTGAGTATAAATTGAATTCGCCATCGTCTTTTTTGATGTACAACATATTGTTTCCGAATTTCTCTTGTGGAACGACTGTCTTCTCTTTGCCGTCAATGATAAAATATCCACCTACATCATTTCTACATTCACCCATCATATGTCTTGTGTCTCTAGGTAAACCGTTCAATATACAAAATTTACTTTGCACCATAATGGGGAAACGACCAAGCAGTATTTGGTTCAGCATAATCGTTCTGACTTGCTTGTTAGGAGCAACCATTGACTTTTCAAGTGCCTCACGAGCAGCAGCGAATTCTTGAACAGTGACACCTCCTTCTTGCGTCTCATCATTTTCTCTGGCTAGAGAATTTATATCTAAATCGCCACCAACAATTTGTTCCAAAGAATAACTGGCCACTTCGCGATTGTTTCCTCCTTGTAAATCAATGTTTTCAAACAAGGTTTGAGGTTTCTCGCCTTCGTCAAGCATATCAATAATTTCAATCTCAATGTCATAATGAATCGTCATACCATAAGTCATGTTGCGCATTCTTGCTTCGTTCGGAAACATATAGTGACTATTGTTGTTATCGTATATTACTGGCTTGCCAAAATAGATTTTATCGGCATTTTTTCCACCAAAATACATAATACATTTATGCTTATAATCCTGGATTTTTTCATCATACATAGTATTGATAATGAGAGGATTCTTGTTTTTAAACACTTGCTGAATTCCCTTTTGAAAAAAATCGTCGTAAGATTCTATATGGTGTCTTACTAAACTTTGTGGGTTGTCTTCAAAGTATTTATGAATTATTTTCCATATATCTTGCTTATCCATCGTTCGGATATATATAAATTAAAGACATATATATTTCTATATATTTTGAGGTTCAATAGTTGTTTCAAGAAATATAAGAATGATTCAAGTGAATAGATATATAAATATTTGTTTTAATATAGTATACATACTCTTTCATTTACATGTGCGGTATTTTCGGCATTCTTACCACCCAACACGACTATCATATTTATGAACGCGCCTTAAAGGCTCTTACTCAATTACAAAATAGAGGATATGATTCATCTGGTATCGGAGTGTTGCTTGAAAATCATATTCACATTGAAAAATACGCATCTGACCCACAACAAACGTCAATTGATAAATTAGCACACGCATATTATACGAATCCAGACCTAGCAAAAGCAACTAGCATCGGCATTGGTCATAACCGATGGGCGACACACGGTTATAAAAATGATATCAACTCTCATCCCCATGCTTCGCAAGACAAACAGTTTATGATTGTACACAATGGAATCATTGAAAATTATCAAGTCTTAAAAGATTTTTTGATTACTAAGGGTTATACATTTATTTCGCAAACAGATACGGAAGTGATTGTAAACTTGATTTCGTTTTATTATCAAGAATGTTCAAATACCTTTCAATCGATTAAAAATACTATACAACAGCTAAATGGAACATATGGAATCATTGTTGTAGATAAAAATGACCCCGACCGCCTATATGCGGTTCGCAATGGTTCTCCTTTGTTAATTGGTATATCTGAAGAAATGGTATTGATTTCTTCCGAGCAATCCGGATTTTGTGGGGAAATTTCGCGATATATTGCATTGACGAATGATGACATATGTTGTATCTATAAGAACAACAAGGGAATTCATGTTACTACAAAAGATAATTATATAGAAAAGGATGTATCTGTTGATTTTATTTATCAAGACAGTCCTAGTCCATACAACCATTGGACCATGAAAGAAATACAGGAACAGCCTGAAACTATCTTAAATTCATTGAATCGTGGCGCTCGCATCAAAAATACGAGTGAAGTGAAATTAGGAGGATTGGACCAATACGCAGGGGAATTGTTGAATGCACAACACATTATCCTTCTGGGTTGTGGAACATCCCATCACGCAGGTCAAATTGGTGTATATCTATTGAAGAGATTGTGTGATTTTGTATCTATACAAGTGTATGACGGTGCGGATTTTACTGAATATGATGTGCCAAAGAAAGGAAATACCCTTCTTGTATTTATTTCTCAATCGGGAGAAACAAAGGACCTACATAGGTGCATAGAAATTGCGAAGAAATATGAATTGTTGACATTGGGAATCACCAATGTAATAGATTCTCTTATTGCTCGCGAGACCTTGTGTGGAATCTATTGTAATTCCGGAAAAGAGGTGGGTGTTGCTTCCACTAAGGTATTTACAAGTCAAGTCGTGACCCTTTCTTTATTGGCTCTATGGTATTCGCAAAATCAAAACATTCATAGACAATTGCGCGTCAATATAATTAGTGATTTACAAAATTTAAGTAACGATTATAAAAATGTATTGAATACGGTAGATACTGCTATACAACCTCTAGTTGAGGAATTCTATAACAAGAACCATCTATTTATTTTAGGTAAAGGTGTAGACGAATATATTGCCAAAGAAGGAGCTTTAAAAATAAAAGAAATCTCCTATATTTTTGCCGAAGCGTATTCCTCTAGTTCATTGAAACACGGCACTTTCGCTCTTTTGGAAGAAGAATTCCCGGTTTTACTTATTGATACCGAATTAGAACACTACGAAAAAAATAAAAATTGCATGGAGGAAATATTGTCACGAGGGTCCAACATCTTTTTAATTACTACGAATACTGAACACAAACCCCGCGACAATGTCATTGTTATTCCACTTATTTCTAATCCATCCTTTTCTTTTTTGTTAAGTGTCATACCGTTACAACTACTCGCATATTATTTATCCGTAAAAAAAAATATCAATCCTGATATTCCACGAAATTTGGCAAAAGTGGTCACAGTTGAATAATTTTTTCTTTGTATATCTTATATTATGGACCGTCAGTCTAACCAAGCGAATGCCCTGAACGCACTGTTCGGACCCCTTTCCAGTGATTACTGTTTGTATTTTTATTTCCTTTCCGTAATTGGCTTTGTGTTCATCGCCATGTTCCTTATCTCCTCTTTGATGCTGGGATTTAACCAGAAGAAGGGACCCGAATACTACCTGCAAGTGTTTGCCGTCGCACTCGGATACGGAATTTTCTACTTCCAGAACCGTCTTCTTAACTCTATGTGCTATAGCGCTTTGAGTGCATAAATATTTTTCCCTATAAATAATACAACACCCGTGTTCTATTATTTATTATTTTCGTTCAAAACAATATGATAATTTACCTATCATTATATAAATTATTATATGAGTATGGATATATTCTATTACAGTAACTATTGTAAACATTCACAAAAAATATTACAAACTTTAGTCAAAGGTTGTTTAACTGATAAAGTTAGTTGCGTATGTATTGATAATCGGAAAAAAGACCCTTCCACAAACCAGACGTATATTTTATTGGAAAATGGCACTAAGGTGATCATGCCACCAACCCTTCATAGTGTCCCAGCATTACTATTGGTCAATGACCGTTATCGTATCATTTTTGGTGATGAAATTACCAAACATTTTCACCCACAACTCATTAATAAACAAAGTGTTTTGTCGCAAGGGCAAGGAGAACCACTGTCTTTTCAATTAAACAAATCAAGTGGGGGCACCAATATAGTATCTGAGGCTTACACATTCTATGATGCGCCAAGCGACGAGTTAAGCGCAAAGGGAAATGGTCGTTCCCGTCAAATGTATAATTATGTTACTACTGATAACGACTTGTTCTCTATAGAAACACCTGACGATAATTACCAACCAGATAAAGTATCTGACCACGTAACCATTGACAATTTACAACAGAAAAGGATGGACGAATTAGAAGTATCCACAAATCAACAAAAAACAATATAAATACTAGTCTATATGTTTATATACAATGACCGACAAGTCTACTGTATTACGTGCATTTAACAAGCATTTTTTTGAGTTTTTGGATGATATCATTACTATTTTGCCTGGGGAAAAAGAGGTAGCGAAGGCAAAAGTATCTTTTGAGAATATCAAAAAGATGAACCCGACCATTATTTGTAAAACTTGGTATCAGGTGGTATACGCACCTTATAAAGAAGTGATAGACAGAGGAGATATTACTTTCTTTTTTGAGAAGGATTACTCGGGGGACTTGAATAATGTTCCTAATGCTGCTGAGATTATGGGTATTATTGACCAGATTCGTATGCCTATTAAGAGCATGGACGAAGTAAATAGGAGTCACTGCACCAAATACATTCAAAATCTAAGTAAGCTGTCTACTGTATATAACTCAGCATAAACATAAAAATACACTCTTATATAAAGTATGGATACGAGTCTCTATACTTTATATTTTGATGGATGCAGTAAAGGTAATCCAGGGAAGGCAGGCGCCGGATATGCTATTTATAAAGAAGACCAGGAAATCGCGTCTAATTCCATTTATGTAGGGGACGTTGAAACAAATAATAAGGCAGAATACACCGGCGTGTTTGAAGGGTTATTGTTCGCAAAAAAACATAATATCAAACGCATTCATGTGAAAGGCGATAGCATTTTGGTTCTTAGACAACTAAAGGGGGAGTATAAAGTGAAATCCGCAAATATATTGGATATATATCGGGATACAAAACAGTTATGCGATTATTTTGATACAATCACATTCGAACATGTATATCGCAAAGACAACGCACGAGCCGACGAACTGGCTAACATGGCACTCGCAATCAAATAAGAAACATATAACCGTCATTTGTAAATATGTTATATGTTTTTCAGCAAATCAAAGACCTCTTGTGGATGTTTTTTTGATAAAAAAATAGTAACGTCGTCTTTTAATACCTTTGGTTGTGCTACTTGAAGTTTACGACGAATATAATATGTTTGATGTATATCCCTCAAATATGAACTCAATTGGTCGTTTATGTATAGTTCTTTTTTTAATACGTAATGGTCTACATAAGTTTGATGTATATATCGCACGAATGCGTTCCATATTGAATGTATTTTCTTCATGTTATATTGCGATTTGTAAATAAATGGAAGCATCTCTTCATGTTGGTTCATTTTTGCATAGCATATATACGTATACAAATAATATGGTTCTATATGACGGTGTAGTTTGTATATTTTATATCGGTCACATACATATTTGCATCGGTTACCATTGTCTTTGTTCATTATGACAATACCCGATATGTTCATCGAAATTATCTCGTCTTGTAAACAACTTGTCTGTTGAAACGTCCTCGTGAAATCGGTCGGGAAATTAATCAATCCGCGCAATGTATCAAACATTTGCCATTTTTCGTATACGTCCGGGCTTATAGGGAATACGTTGTTTTTATTGATTTTATATACACTTGTTAAATAGAGTGTTCGCTTAGTATGAACATGACTGTATTTATTTGCCAATGTAAAATTGTAACAATACTCCTTTGATAAATTATCCCAAAACGGTAACTTAGATATGTCTCTAGACGAATCATATTTTAAGATATTACACAAGATATTTGATAAAGAATGCTCTTTTGTTCCGTCATATGGATATATCAATTTGTTATGCGTGGCCAGTTTCCATCCTTGGTTTCTCTCGTCGTAAAATAAATGAATTAATAAGCCATCTATATACTCATTCGCATAATACGGAGCCGTCTCTGTGAAAAAAATACCGGGACTCATCATTTTAGGTGGGGAGAAACTTAACAAATTTGTCTCCGGATACGAAAATACGACTGAACGATATAAATGAATTGTCGGTTGTTGAGAACTTAATAGCTCTTTGTTGTAATTTAATATGGAAAAGTGGGGGGTATTTTCTTCTGTAATCATTCGCATGTTTAAACTAGGCGTCCCCGATAGATTGTAATTTATTTGTATAGGGCACTTTTCCGATTGAACCATTTTATCAAGTTCGGTAGTTAATAATATCATTATCGCCTTAAACTATTTTTGATTGTTTTATTCATTATGCTTGAATATAATTTAGATGACTAATATATATTAATACAATAATGCAATTTATTAATCATTTTATATCATCTACCGATTCTGTAAGTCCCGAACCCCAATCTGGTGGGAGAAATACGAATACTCTTGAATACGGAGATGTAATAGAAATTATTTCTCCAACAAATGATGAATTACATGAAATGAGTTTTATGGTAACTTATATTGATCTACATATAGTTGAATTGTTGAATATCTCCACTGGTAACTTTATACAACTCAACACTAGCGAAGAAGGAATTTTTAGCGATGAAAGTATTGTCGGCATTCATCTAATAAGTCGCAGTGATGCGAAGGGATTTGCGCGTCAAAACAATTTGATACCAAACACATGGGTTGATATTCATTTTGGTAGCGAAATGCCCAGTATTATGACCGCCGAAATTACGAATGTGGAAGAAGATGAGATTGAACTTACTACTTATCCTGAGATAAATACCTACTATATTGATTTTGCTTATCAAGGTTTGCCCAAAAACATTCCTATTGATAAAATTGTGATTCGTGATAAACCTGACACATTGCAAAATATTCGTTCGTTGATAGACGTTCAGGAAAAGTTAAATGAGAATGAAGATCTTACACTTGACGAAATTAATGAGGAACAACAAGCGGATATGGAGTTCACGCCAGAAGGTGAAAGTATTCTTACTATACCTGCGAATGCTACACCTGATGCGAATTTTAAAGACAATATGCGTAGTATGTATTTGGACGCAAATGAAATCGTATTCGGGGAAGAATTGGATACCCTTGTTATGGCAGTGGAAATCCCCGAAAGTGAAAGAACGTATACCATTGAAGCACAAGTCAACGATTTGAACGACCAATTTTTATCAACAATACCAGACTATAAACGTAGTGAATTAGTCTTAACAAATATTCACCGTCTCATCGTGCGTTTTAAAGAGTTGAGACAACACTATTCTACCTATGATGAAAATAACAATATTGTGGGAAAGAAGGTGAATGGGCCTTTCCACAAACCTTTGGTTCAAAAAATACACGATTTGAACACCAAGATAAAATGGTTATTGCCGGTGGTTCAAAACCGCAAAGTTATCTATTCAGACGACAAGGACACCGAACTGGAGAGTGATGTAATATACAATAAGGTTGACGAGTCCATTAATCAAATGAGCGAGACCTTAACTGATTTCCATAAGTCAAAAACTGGCGGAATTGAACACAACTACAGTGAGACTTACAATACCATTGATGCGAATATGAAACCATTTGAATTACCCATTGATGCTACCAATTGTTTGGTGGTAAAACCAGTATTGGAAGATTTAGACGCGATTGTAGACAATTTAGGTATGTTTGAGTCAAGTGTAGCAAACATAATAGGTAGCAGATCATCTACATTAGAACGAAAGAAGTATCTATTACAGCGCTACAATACAGGGTCTACCCAAATGGAAAAAAATGTTATGAAAACTGGCAAAAGTATTTATTTTCGCACTCCCATGACACCGAACGATAAGATATGTATCTCTTCCATTGTTACTTTGCCTGAACCGTTTATTCGTTTGAGCGCAATGTATTTGCCTTCCCAAAATATTCTCAGTAAATCCGAACTTCATCAACAATACATCTATTTGTTCCGTATATTGAAAAAGAATGTAGATATTGTTCCCAGGGTAGTAAATGACCTATCAAAGGAATTGGACTACGATAATGAAGAAGGCGCAAATTTGTTTTCTAATTTCAACGAATTCATTATCAATCATGATTTGGACGAGCTGGATGCTGACCAAGAAGACAAGTTCAAGAAGTTTTTGGAAGCGATTGTTCCAAAAACAAGAACTATCTTGAAGTTGGTTAGAAAAAATCTCAAATACAAGCTTTCATTTGTAGATGTGGTCAAGCAACTAGAACCATATGGCATTCAGAGTGAAGATATCACTTATACCCAGTATGTAGACATTCAACATACTGTCCAACAGCATATCGCGGAATTGAAGTCGGAGATGGAAACAAAACGCAATTTGTATCATTCTTTGTATAAGCAGTCTGGGTCCAACACAATTCAGAATCCTGTTAGTCAAATTGTGAACAACAATGCTGATATTTTGGATGCTTTTACCAAATCGTATTTCGCAATGCATAAACAAGACGCATCGCTTGTTTCGGAAAGTGAAATGATCGTCAAATTATATGCACAAGACGCAAATCAGTTGTATCCTCGCTTGATTAGTTCTCGCCTGACCTCTTTGATGAGCGAAACGAATTCTTCTACGTTGACCGATATTTTGCTAAGTCGCGACCGCCGTGAGTTGAATGAAGATGAAGATAAGATTAAACCAGTTGACTGCACCCGACGATACTTGGCGAAAAAATATGAATCCCTGGGTGAACTTCAAAAAGACAATAATGTGGACAATTTATATTATGACGAAGATTATGATGATACTCCTTACCATATTATGGATAAATACAAGGCGAAAAAGGATGAATTGGAACCTAAAAACTTCAAGGAATTTTTAGTAGAAGCATTGATACATAAACACGATTGCCCGATTGATTATGCCGACGAGTTAGCCACGATTATGATAAGTAAAAAGAAGCCCGTCACAGATGGGGAATATGCTATGTTGGATATTCTTCCTGAAAAGCAGAAAAGTCTTGAGCTTTCAGAGATTAGTGAAGAAAACGATGAAACAATAGATACCACTCGTAAATTGTTATATTACAGACGCGTGAAAAATACATGGGTAAGGGACGATTCTATTGCTGCTGAATCATTTTATGACACAAATACGCTATTTTGTAATATCAATGAAAACTGTTTCAAGAATACTCGTTCTAATGTGTGTGAATCAAATGAAGAAAGCACCATCCGCGTCAAAGAACATAACAAAAAAAGCATATTGAACGAATTTGACCGACGATACCACGTAACACGAGAACTCTTAATCGCGGAATTGGAGAAAGAAATTACTTATTTATTGAAGTATAACAGAAACATCCACCACTTACGTCGCGTTCAATTATACAAGGCTAACAATCTGGCGATTGAGATTGGCAATTTCGCAAAAAAGAATGAGGTTCTGGTTTCACCGCGACTGGAGTTATTAAATTGTATATTGGGCGAAACCGATTTCATTAAAAAACAGAATGATATTATGGCGTTTGCTTCACAATATACCCGAAATCCTCTGGTTGAGCAATTGAACGAGGATAAATATTGGCTGTATTGTAAAGAAACCAATACTAAGTTGTTGCCATTCACCCTTTTTGAATTAGCGAAGGCATTTGTATCTGGTGAAAATTACATTCAAAAATTGCAAGAATTATGCAATGACTATGGTGTAGAAGAAGGTGACGCGATTGTAGATAAACACAGTGGTGCGATTCTAAGAAAAAGTGACTTTCAAGAAGAAGAAATGTATGATGACAGTGGCTTTCGCATTACTACTCACAGTATGTTAGAAAAAGAATTAGGGGATGTGTATGCGTCTACAAAAGGCAAAACCGCACAAAGACCTATATTTGAGAATGAAACCATGACCATCGTATACAATGTGTTTGTTACATTGTGCGAGTATTTACAAATACCTCACGAAGGTATACAAGATTTTGTATTGCGCGTATCTAATGAGGTGATTGAAAAAGCTATCATAAGTGAAGAGAAATACAAACAGAAAGTAGAGCGGATGAACAAGGATAAGGAAAAAAAGACGAAAGTGCCCAGCTACAAAAATTACAAAAATGAGAATCTTATTCTTGCGGTAGCAAACTCGTTGATTATCGCCATCCAAACCAATATTCCCTCTTTCCAGACAAGTAAGACCTTTCCAGGTTGCGTCCGTTCTTTTACTGGTTATCCCCTATTTGGAATAGAAGACGCAGGCGCGATCCAATATATATCTTGTGTGATCTTCAAAATTAAAAGCACCATTGACCCCTGGAGCTCCCTACGCAGTTACAAATCAGTAGACAAGATTGTTCCCCGCATTACCAAAATGATGGATTCTTTATTCATTGAACGACCTGACGTTCAAGATAAATTGATAGAAAAGCGGCAATATTTGTTATTGAAACCAGATTATACCATCCCAAACAGTCACGCGATTACTAGATGGGTTCACTTCCTCCCACCTGTTGTGAATTATACATTGGATAAGTCTATTCAAAACATTACAACTGAATTCAAACAAGAGTTAAACGCACTTATTAAATCTGGTAATACAAAACAAAATCACTTCACAAATATCGTGAAGGGGAAAAATATGTTTTATGGATACCATATTATTAAAAACATCAATGAATTGGTAAAAAATAAAGAGCTGCTTCTTAATAGTGCGTCTTCCATACCGTTTTTGGAAAATGCTTGTTGCAATACCGGTCTGGTGAATCCAGTCAGTTATTTTGTAAATGAGAACCCAACTCTATCTACTTATTTCCATTCAGTCAAGAATAACGACGCTCTGTTAAAACAAGTGACCACTTTATCTAATGCGCCATTCTTGTATCACAAAGACTTTACTGGAACTGTTTATCCCATTGTATCTAGCGGCAATCTAGAAGAAAAAATATATTCTTTCATTATACAACATTGTCTATATGATAGAGATGTATCTGTTCCTGAGAAATATAAGGCGATATGTAGCGAAAAACCAGACGACTACAACAAGAAATTGTCGCTTTCTGAAAAGATAGAATACCTGAAAAGAAATGGAAAAAAATACACAGAAAGTGACCTGAAATCATTGTTGAATATCGTGAATGAAGAGAACATCGTCCACATAGAATATAGCGAGCCATATGAACTGGTTGACGGGTTCAAAGATGTAGTGAACTATCTGGAGGAGAAAGATTCTTCGGTCATACCACAAAAGCTGCGTAAACTGTTATTTGAATTGATAGACAATGTGCGACCTGGAAAAATGTATACGGAAGAAAGCGATAAATTAAAGAATTTATCCAAACACCTGAAACAGGTTAACAAAAATTCTTATATTGCGATTAATGATTTCTTATCTTCTAAGAATGAGGAATCAAAATACAAGCACATTAGAGATTATCTAGAGAGGATTGATGTATGGAAAATGACTGACCATGCGCACAACGAGAACTTACAAACGTTTAGTCAGTATGTAAGAAATATGATTTACAACATTACACAAGTATATCCGAATGTTATTCGCAGCGGTAGAGGATTTCATCCTTATATGGATGTTACCGACGGTTACAAGAAATGGAATCTTGCCGATTTACATGTATCCGAATTGAGGAAATATCATGAAGCCTATTATTCACAACTAACTCCTTTTTACAAAAACCCCATTGTGGTGGAATTATTTAATGAAATGGACGATATGTTATCCGACCTACATAAATTTGTTCGTCATTTGCCTATCCAAGAAGAAATAGTAAAGCGAGTTGGAGACAGTGATGTTGTGTATTATTCTTTCTTGAAAAACGATACAACTATGCAGCTTATTAAATATTGCTTTTATTCGTGTATTTGTATTTTTATTGAGTCTGCTTCTAATTCTATGGTCATCCAAACGAATATGAATACATACAAAGACAATGTTCGCAAAGAGAAACAAGAAGTCAGTGAAACACTTGGAAATATCATTACCCAAACTAATACTAGCGAAGAAAATCAGCAATACGTTGATTCGCTACAGGAAGTGGATATTGCTGATGTGTCTCATGACCTGAACGTGAAAATTTCGGATTTGATTGTTGCTCTATTAAATATTGAAATGGATAACAAAAAAGCGATTAATATGTCTTATGATGAGATTGAAGCTGGCATGCGGCATGAAAGACAGGACGAAAGACAAACGATGATTAAATATTTAGGAAATATGACGACAGAACAGCGCAGAATAGAGGATTTGAGTAAAATACACAAACTTGGTAACTGGAACATCGGTAATCAAAACGCAATCTGGAAATACGACAAACAGCGATTTGAAGATGAGATGGTCATGGGCGAATTCTTTGAATTTGAAAATAAAACCACTTCCAAAGCCGCCGAACAAGAAATTGTGGATTTAGATGACATGATAGAAAGTGACCAATTACAAGATAATGACGATGAAAGCGCTGGATACAGAGACGGACACGACTTCCGCGAATTGGCAGCGAATTATGACGATGGTGATTTTTACCCTGAAGACCGCGATGATGACGATTTTTATGGGGACGATTAATTTCTTCCCTCTTTTTTATCTTCCTATTGTAAGTAAATCATATGAGTAGCTTAAAAGGATTTGTCCAAGTTAATAAATTGTCGGTTACGGTTTCTATTTTTTTAATTGTTTTTTCATTCATTCATATGTTAAAGCCTACCCTTATGTATAGCGAAGATGGCAGTTTCCGTCCATTCGGTGTAGGATATAGACATAAAACAGTCATACCCATATGGTTAGTTTCGATACTTATCGCTATATTCAGTTATTTAGGTGTTCTTTATTATTTAGCGTATATGTAGCATAATTTCTCTATGCAGATAAAATATATCAATTTATATTTTATCTGGACCTATGAGCACACCTGTATTAATTGACCCTTCCTTTCGCAATTACATGTTTCATAGTCTACAATCCTGTCATCAGTATCGCAGTAATTTATATTATTATATCTTGAATTTCGGTATTCTCTTTGTGTTTGTGGTGATCGCAGGAATTGCGTTGTATAATTGTAGTCTGAATAAGCAAAGTGATTTAGAAAAACAACAACAAATGATAGAAGACCAACAGTATGTTATGTCCAAGATAAGACACTATAAACAAGAGATGGAAGACAATAAGGAGATGGTTACCAACATTACAAACCTGCCTACTTTAGAACATTTTTAAATTGACTATGTTGTTTTTTCTTTTATTATTTATTGAATATATATATCAATACATAATGAATATTATTCAAGACCAGATAAAAGATGTATTAGAAAATAACAATCGGGCACAAGTACAATTTGAGAACATACTCAACACATATTCAAAAGAAGCTACTGAAATTGATATTAAAGAACCTCTATATGGAGAACTTGACTTGTCTATCCTTATAGCCAACGGATTTCTTAGTGTAAACAAACTGACGATTGGTGAAGGTAAGCTAACAAACATCTTGAATATTCCACAGAAACTTCCTAAGATTCGTATATTTCACTGCACAAACAATTTATTGACCCTTATTGAGAACCTTCCCAATTCACTCGAAGAATTAGATGTAGATGGTAACGAATTAGCTGAACTCGACATTTCTAACTTAGATAACTTGCGTGTGTTGTCCACCAGAGACAATCGCCTCACTATGTTAGACAACTTTCCCGAAACATTGGAAGAATTACAGGTTTCGTTCAACCAGCTTACCCAGCTCAACTTCATCGGAGCAAACGAACTTAAAACTGTTAATCTATCCAATAACAATATCCTACGTATTGAGAACCTTCCGGAGTCGGTCAGCGAATTAATCATCGAAAATAATCCGGAAATACAGTTTATAAATTCTACCCTGCCTATTCAACCAAAACAAGAGTATCGCGGTGGGCAGAAAAAGATGGACGTATATGAAGCGTTGGATAAATACTTCAAATTGGAGAACAGATATGCGATAAATAAACAGCGTAAACGGAAGCAAGATAGTAAACCAAAATGTGTCAGTTGTAATCGCCACGTGGGTTCTACATTCCTTAAAAAGAACAATCATTATATTGCGATTTGCGGCGATGAAACGTCTCCATGCAACTTACAGATTGATATCTTTATGGGTAACCATAACACGATTGATGAAATGATGGCCGTATTTAAGGAATCTACAGAAGAACTCAAGGTGAACATCATTAAACAAAAATTAGATACTCTCTTTAATTACACCGCAGAAGATGAATCCATCGATAATTTCAAGGAATCTATTGACCAATACAACGCCGATAGCGCGATTTACAAGGGAATTTTGGATGAATATCAATTACACTTTGACAATGATGTAACCAAACAATTGATTCAAAAATACGACCTTGACATCTATCATGTAAATGAGAAGATGAAGGTTCTCATCGCTTCGTATAAAGAATCCAATAACAAACAGCTATTGACTGATGCTACAAACATGCATCTCAAAGAATTAAATCCTCTGATTCAAAAGAGACGAGAACTTGCATACCCAGTTATGGAATTGAATCACGTTACCTTAGAAAAGAAACAGGAAGTGCGCGATGATATACACGGCAACGAATACGACGTATTGTTTCAACTTCCAGCGACATTGGACAAACTTACGACCACTTCGGGCGAGGAACCCAAGGTGATTAAGTTTGAAACCGATGATAGCGCGAAAAAGTAAACGTTTTGTCTCCATCAATAGGATACATATGTCTGTCTTACAAACATATGTATAGATACGATAATTATAACTATTTAGTGAATAAATAACAAATTGTCTACGGTAGCTAACAATCATTATAATTAGACACACCATCCCATATAACACTAAACTGATTCGCCCATTTCTTTTTCATGCAAGGACCAGTATACCACTTTTTGTCATCAAAATCAATCGTATTTGATATCTCGTCGTATCCTGGAGTGGAATCAGTGGTTAACGTAGCCTTACCATTGGTATACACCGCACCCACATTGGAATGAGGTTCTTCCTTATTATGAGGAGGAACTTGACACACAAGTTTGTTGTTCCTCTCAATGGATTCCCAATAATCAGGACAATAACCATGTTGAGGAGGATAGGGCATATTCTCTCCACTACCGTCTGACATTTTCATTCCAATATAAGTCAAAATAACGATAAGCACGATAATCGCAACAATTAATACAATCGAATAAAAACGATCCATTCTATACAATGTAAAAATATTTTTCTTACGCAACACTAAATATATTTAGTAACTCGCTTGGTAATATAATTTCTAAGGAAATACTATACGAGAACCAGAAAGATGTCATCCTTACTTAACACAAATAATTATCATAAACCACAGGAATCAATATTAGATAAACAGGCTTTAAATGGAAGGGTGAATCTCATCACCGAACCCTCCGCAGATGTGCGCTTTAAAATGCAAGAGAAGATTGCGATCAAAAACAAATCTACTGAATACAGGAACGCGCTCGCTGGCAACTTAGAGAACAACTTGCTTTCTGAGGTATTCTTTTCCGCAGGCAATGTCCAGATACTACAAAATGGTATTCGTGCTGGTGTATACAACGCATCTAAAGAGAAGAAGATTTTGGTGCCCCCTCAAAACGTAGACACCCTCAAGATTATCATGAGAAGCACCTATTTACAATACGCAGAACATCGTTTGGAGAAGGTCACTGAGGAAGTTACACAGTTGAATAAACTGGTGTTGAACTATTGTGTTCCTAACGTATATAGTGCTGTTATCAGTTATCGCAAATACTTAGAAGACCAAAGCACGATTGCTATGCCTCTTGAACGTCCTCGCAACCATGACCGCGACTACAAACAACTGGAGTTGAAGCATTATATGTAAATAAGTTAGTTAAAGAGAACATACATATGTATGATCACGATCACGACCACGATCCTGATCATAAAAAATTGATTTAATCGAAGGAGGATCTATATATTGTAGTTAATACAAATACAATTAATACAAATACAATTAATACAATACTACCGCTATGTCGTCACGTTTGGACCACCATAAAATGCGAGCACGCTTCGAATATACAACCGACGAATCGCTACTGCTGTCTTTAAAAACAGAAATCGCACTTTTGCAGATGAAAGAGTTAAAGCTCACAGCCCGCTCAACTATCCACCCGGAGCAGTATGTTGCTTCTAGTCAGATTTACGCGTTTGTCAATGACCCTAAACACGTAATCGTTGCGGTGATAGGGAAGACTCAGTCTGGGAAAACCGGAACGATGCTTGCTTTACTGGAGACATATCTTAATGACCGTAATAATTTGATTCCAGTAGATAATATATACATTATCACGGGCGACTCATCTAAACAGTGGAAGGAACAAACGAAGGACCGATTCCCATCTTGCTTACAGGGTCGTATATTCCACCGAAGTGATTTACCGAAACACTTTGTGGATGAAGTGAAAGGCAAACAAAATGTGTTGATTATAATGGATGAAGTGCAGATCGCGGCAGGCGCTAACCAAACGGTTGCGAAAACGTTCAAGGAGGCTGGATTTTATGACAAAAATTACATGTTCGATAACGACATCAAGATCGTTGAGTTCTCAGCGACGCCCGACGGAACGTTGTATCAGCTCTCAAATTGGTCTTCTGGTGCTGCTCAAATTTGTATTCAACCTCCTCCATCCTATATTGGTGCGTATGAATTGTTGAATCAAAAACGCGTTCATCAGTGTAAAGACCTGTGTGGTTGGGATAAACACACGCGCACTATACGTGAGAGTGCGTACGAAAACATCCAAGAATTAAAAGATGTAATCGACAACTATAATCGGCCTTTATACCACATTGTAAGAACGCACACCGGTGATTTGGCGGATGTCACGTATGATAACATGGTGGCTGTATTTGGAAGAAGTGATTATAACATAATCACATTTGACGCCGGTAACAAGAACTGCGACATCAATCATATTTTGTCCAAACCCCCAACCAAACACACTATCATCCTTATTAAGGAAATGTTGAGGTGCGCCAAAACTATCTGTAAAACTCATCTAGGAGTTCTTTATGAGAGAGATACACATTCACCAGCAGATTCAAGTATTATACAAGGACTGGTAGGTCGTATGACTGGTTACGACGACAACGGGTTTTCGGTTTGTTTCACAAACGTAGACAGCATAGAAAAGTACGAAGACCTCTTCAATTCTGATTTTAAAAACGATAGTATTCCTTGGAAATCGAATACAACTGTGAGCGGTAGGGGAAAGACTAGAGCAAAGTCTACGTTTAATGACCCTAAGAAATTTAGCATCGGTGTAGATAGTCCAGAGCCAACACAAGAACCAGTTATTGAGAAATTCAGTTCACAAGAGGCAATGAAGGACTTCTTCATCAGGGTTGTTAAACCCAAACTCGGTAATGGTAGATGCAGTGGCCCTAGACAAGTGAAACCGAATTCAGATGGAATGTATGAATGCACTATTCGCTCGAAGAAACGAGTTTACGCCACTGCTACTATTTATGCAGAACGCTTTTGTGGGCTGGACAGCACCAATTATCGTTTCTATCCGTGCTACAGAAACCCCAGTGATTTAACGACTTTGGAATTTTGGTTAGTCTATCATTCTCTTGGCGGGGAATGTGATATGTAAAGAAAATTGGTTCATTATGCGCCATGTATACGTATAGCAATTATATACAAGCGTCTACCCGTAGAAGTCGCTATGAACATAACACGCCAGGCAGTTGGGCAGGACGCAACGAACTTGGCTGGGACCATCTGACGATTGAGGTAGTCTTCATAAAAATAAGTAATTCCTGAGGTGATATTACTTATTTTTTCTTTGTGCTCTTACTTTTTCTTTGCGCTCTTGCTTTATTTGATGCCCGGGCGTTCTTACGCTTTTTTTTCTGTGTCTTAGACTTGGAAGAAGACTTACCACCACGTTTTAAAGAGTCCATTATGGCTCCTACCATATCCTGTGGTAAGACAGTGGACTCTAATAACGCGTTGTATTGCTCTTTACGCTCTTGTTTCTTTTTTTCCATCAGTTCATTCATGTTTTTCGTCAAATCTCCGGTTTTAGTTAATTGCTGTTCATCTAATATCGCAAGGTGACTCGCTTTCGTTTCGGGGTCATATATTTTAACAAAGTAATGACGTTCATCGTTGGGTATAAAATAAAAGGAATGAGACGTCTTGTCTAAAATACATTCACACTCACTCGGGTTACTTGTCCATACCATTTTATCTGTTGGCTTTGGAAGTATATTTTGGTCAAAATAAGGTGTGCCGTCGGATGGTGTTTCAACAATCTTACCGATACGTTCAATCAGTTTATCGTTTTTTGTCTGTCTTGCTATCACCCAAGAACCTGGTTTAAATGATTTATTTGGAGGTTTACTGAGTATGTTATTTTTCATATTCTCTACATCGGCTATACCGTACGATGTATTCACAAATAAGGTTTTCAATTGATTTACTTCGTCCTCGCTCAAAGGCATTATATATATATCCATATATTATTCGTTTTCATTGTAACTATCTAAATAGTCGTATATAATAAAGAATGTTCGTCTATCTTTTGGAATGTACCGACAATGCGACTTATGTAGGCGCAACAGTAGATGTAGACCGCAGATTACGACAACACAACAAAGAAATTAAGGGAGGAGCACACGCAACGGGCACAAAAGTTGCTGCCGGAAAATCGTGGACGAGGGCATGTTACGTATCTGGATTTCCCGATTGGTCTGCCGCGTTGCAGTTTGAATGGAGGTGGAAGCAATTGTCCAGAAAATTACCTCAACAAATGTTCCCACTTGAACGAAGAATGTCCGCGTTACAAACATTATTGAATTTGGAACGCCCTACCACCAAAGCAGTCGCATATACGGAATGGGAAAATAAACCGGTTGTTCACATAGAGCAAAACATGGAATTGTGTTCTGTTTACCTACAAAATGACCCTGACCAACCATATACTATCGCAGAATAATCAAGTGGGGGTATTTAGTATATTATCTCACTATTCTATAAGAGAACGATTTATGTCACAAATAAACACACCTCGGCCGAACAACGCACAACTAAATATATCTCAACCAAAAAAAACAGTTCGCCCGAAAAAAACAGTCATCATAAGACCGAAACGGGTAGGTGAAGGCACCTATGGATGCGTCCACAATCCCCCTTTGCGATGCGTAAATCAAAAACAACAAGACTCAATTAGCAATGTATCCAAATTGATGACAAACAAGGACGCACAAGAAGAATTGAACGAGTTTTTTCTCGTTAGCAATGCAGACAAAAACGGCGAATATCATTTAGGGAAGCCAAGTGTATGTAAACCATCCAAAATACCATCCAATTTACTCGCCATCAAAGACTGCAAAAATATTCGTCCGAGTGTAGAAGAAATGAACAAGTTCTCGTTGCTCATTATGAAGAATGGTGGTTTGAATATTGAACAATTCGCAGGCCAATTTAAGAAACAAAACGCAAATACCGAAAATATGGGACAAATCATTGATTTCTTAGTTGAAGGTATCCGGTTACTAGAAGGCTTAGAATTATTTTTAGACAACGACATTATTCATCACGATTTAAAATCGCAAAACATTGTTTATAATCAGAGTAAAAACCGGGTGAACTTCATTGACTTTGGGTTAATGGATAACATGAAAAATATACGCAGTCAAGCAATTCATAGTGATTATGGATACGATATTCATTGGTCATTCCCTTTTGATATTGCGTTATGGAACAAAAATGACTTCGAGACGTTTGTAGAATCGAGCGTCCACGACAAAGAAGTTCGTATGCGTCCGATGTTAAAGAAAATAGAAAAGAAATGTCCCTATTTTTTTGAGGTGATTTACAACAACGATAAACAATCAATCAAGAATCACATTACGGAGTTTATGAACTTTTTGGATATGATTGATAGCGATTACGACCAATTTTTAGACAAATCATTGAAGACCATGGATCTATATGGCGTAGGCATAGCGTTTATGGACTTTTACAATAATACTGAACATATTTTGGAGATGATTGAAATAGAAATGGATCTGAAAACGAACAAAGATACCCATCTATCTGCACGTTTCAAAAACTTATTTATGAGCATGGTCGACCCCAATGTGTATAATCGTACGACTCTGCGGAGTGCGTTGTATGAGTATCAACATATATTAATCGGCAGTGGAATGGTGGATAAAAATACAAACACTCATTCCAAGTTATTAAATCAGTCGATTGAAAATATGCAATCCATTCAAAAAACGTCTTCTTCTGTCGCGAAGGAAATTTCCACGATCTCTCTATCGTTAAGTCCTGCTCAAAAAGAAGAAATTAAGGAAAGTGTTCCCAAACGGGTTTGTCCCGAAGGGAAAGAATACAACAAACGAACAAAACGTTGTGTCAAAAAATGCAAAGAGGGTTCTCGTCGCAATGAAAATTTCCGCTGCGTGAAAATCCCAAAGAGTAAAACGCAAAAAAAGAAGAAATCCCCCGGCCCTTGTTCCGAAGGAAAAGAACGAAATCCCAACACAAACCGTTGTGTAAAGAAATGCAAACCTGGATACGACCGAAATGAAACTTTCAAATGCGTTAAATCCAAGAACTAAATATGATAAATAATTGAATATTTGTATGCTCAATTATTTATAGTGTGCGCTTAAAAACTAGCACCGAAAGAACCACCTAATAAACTGTTAGCAGCCATGGGGTCAACACCGATATTGTAATCCATTGACTGTTGTTGCTGAACACGTTGTTGAGGAGGCTCTTGCATAGGCTGCATACCATTACCAGCCTGGGTTCCCGCCACAGGAGCAGGAGGGAAGGACCCCCGCTGAACACGCGAATCATCTAAATCGTCGGCCTGACTAGGGGCATGTTTGCTCTTTTTTACTTTTTGTTGCTGCATCTCCTCCTCTTCTTCAGGACCATTAATTAACTCCATCACACGTTCCGCCAAAATATTCACCTTTATACCCAACTTGGTCTGAATACTCAGAACAATCATCAAAAACGCCAATACTACGTTTGTCAGGGTCAGGTTCTCGTATTTGAATCCACTATAGGTAGGGAAATAAGTAATCACACGATGAATCAAGATAATACCTAGAAAAAGTAATGACAGTTGAATTAATACTTCTGCTAAAAGTTCAAAACTGGACTTTTGAGAGTCCGCCTCGGGAATGAAATGGTGGATTGTCTTATTCAACAATACAATAGGGACCACGCCCATGATAGTATATTGAAGAACATTTGTCATCTCAGCAATACTTTCCTCACTTCCAGAAAACACATGGTTCAGAAATGTAGGTTTACTTACTTCTCCGCCTTCTTGTAATATGGTATCCATTCGTATATACAAACATAAAGAAATTATATAAACACATATTCTTCTATTTTTATAATACTATGTCGCATCCAGAACAGCAGTATTTGCAACTTATTCGTAATATTCTAGACAATGGTCATGACCATCGTGGACGCAACGGCGACACCAAGAGTTTATTTGGAAACATGATGCGTTTTTCGCTAAAAGACGGAACCCTGCCTCTACTCACAACAAAAAAGGTGGCTTGGAAAACATGTTTTAAGGAGTTAATATGGTTTATTCGCGGTTGCACGGACAACGAGGACTTACAAAAGCAGAACGTTCATATTTGGGACGGCAATTCCACGCGCGAATTTTTGGATAGTCGCGGACTAACCAAGAACGAAGAAGGCGACCTGGGACCAGTATATGGACATCAGTGGCGCCATTTCAACGCTGAATATACAGACCGACATACCGACTATTCGGGCAAAGGCATTGACCAGTTGCAATATATCATTGACAATCTAAAAACGGAAGAGGGACGCACATCCCGTCGGTTGATTATGTCCGCTTGGAATCCGTGTCAACTAGATGAGATGGCTCTTCCGCCATGTCACGTTCTCGCTCAATTTAACGTTCGCAGCGAAGGTGACACTCACTATTTATCGTGCGCATTGTATCAACGCAGCTGTGATGTTGGTCTCGGGGTTCCTTTTAATATTGCGTCTTATGCATTTTTGACCCATTTGATTGCGAAGGAGTGTGACATGGTAGCCGAAGAGTTCGTTTATTTTATGGGAAACACTCATGTATATAACGACCACATTGAAGCATTGACCGAACAGGTCACCCGGGAACCATTGCCATTTCCCAAAATTACGATTCCTGTGAAGAAATCTTTAGAAGAGTATACAGTAAGTGATATAGAGTGGAAGGAAGAGTATCAAAGTCACAAAACAATTAAAATGAATATGTCTGCGTAAAAAGAATTAAAAATAATGCTTTTCATTAATATATACAAGGTCTCTTATGAGTAGTTCAAACGCAGCAGCAATCCGAAGAAGAGTAGGTGCCCAGGCGGCTCCAATTACCTCATCTAATTCATCATCTAATCTGACTCCTATTCCTGAAAATAGTAGCTCCGACAAAAAAAACAAGATTCTTACCATGACCGAGATGGTGACCTTGTTACACTCGCGCGTCAACGCACTTGAAAAAGGAACGGGGGAGTCTTCTACCAACAACACACAAGAGGAGCTGAGGCTTTTGGCCGACGAAATCAATGTCCGCTTTGAATTATTTGCAAACGAAATCGCCAACCTGAAGGATACGGTCATGAAGCTACAAAGCTATACCATGGATGTAAACAAAATGCTTGTCAATGAACGCATACAGATTCTATCCAATATGGAGCAAACTGAGATACAAGCACCCGAATTTCTAGACTTAGACACAAATACAAACAATGTATTTAGTAATATTGACGACGTGACCAGTGTAGACGTATCCACCCTAGCCAAAGAAGAAATCCAGGACAAGAATTAAATAACACATTTCGCGCAAATAAATTAAAAACTTGTAATTAATTTTGTATATTATATTATAAATCCTTTATACAAAATGAGTGACACCCCTATACAAGACCAAATCCAATCAGCGCAAGACCAATATTATCAAGAACATGCAAAACACCATTTCTTTAAAAAATCCCAAAAAATGGAATGTGCCACTAAAGTGGTTGACCAAGTTGGATTGAATAACCTTATTGAGAAAACTATCTATTATGAACCTGGGACCAATGTCCTTGTATTGAATTATCCTGTTTTCAAAACATTTGTTACAAACGACATATGCGAAGAATTCACCAATTATTTTATTGAAATGTTAGAATACGGGAAAACTTATTACAACAACGTAGAACTAAGAATCAATCTGGATACTCTTAGTATAACCGCCATTGAACGGTATAAATCATTTATTGAGATGAGTCTGGAGAAATTATCTGAAAAATACGATGATGTGGTTGACACATGTATATTATACAATGCTCCCAGTTTTACTAGTCAGATTATTAATGTATTTGCCGGTATTGTCGGAAAATTACGGTTCAATACTTTACAAACCAAACTGATTGTGATTAGTAAGAAATAAATTATATAAACAATTCGTATTCTATATTAGTATATCCCGTGAATTATTGTCATGACCAATACGTTTGCTATCAACAATTTACAACACGCTGATATATTTGTAGCGTTATTCCAACATGTCAAGGTATTTTCGGAACACATTAATATTATATTTAACGAAGATAGAATGTATATTCAATGCATGGATTCAAGTAAAGTATCGGTGTTTGAAATATTCCTACCAAAAGAGTGGTTTGATTCGTATGAACTGGAAAACAATAACTCTTCTACAATTGGTATTAGCGCAAACATGCTATTTAAAGTATTGAATACGCGCGATAAAAAACAAGACATTTGTTTTTCGTTTGAACCAGAAGGCGACGAGATTTCAATTAAATTCCAGTGCGAAGACAAAGAAACATATGATAAGGATTTTTCTCTACCTTTGATGGAAATTGAAAGTGAAATCATGCATATTCCGGAGATTGAAAGCACCGCAGATATTACTCTTCCTTCTGCTAACTTTGCCAACATGGTAAAGGACATGCGGCTATTTGGAGACACCTTGAATTTGAGGTGCGACCAGGAAAATCTTACGATGACGGCGAATAGCGACGAAAGTGGCAAAATGAACATCAAAATAACCACGGAAGATTTGACTTCATATGAAATACTGGAAGACGCCGAATTAATGACTTCCTATAGCCTGAATATTTTACATAATGTATCTTTGTATTCCAAATTATCAGAGTATATTCACTTTCACGTGAAGGATGGTTTCCCACTGAAAATCGTATATGAATTAGATAGTGACCACGATAACGCAAAAATGGTCTTCTTTATTGCGCCTAAAATTGACGAATAAATGATTGCTCAGTTCGCGTTCAATATATAGACAAAAAACAATATAATAGTGTATAACAAATACTATATTATGTCTTTCGTAATTAATTTATTGGTATTTTTACTGGTACTCATATTTTACTTACAATTAACCGAGCAACACAAAAAAAACAATGATTTAGAAGTATACCAATTGGATTACATTGAACGAAAAGAGATTCGCGATTACTGTCGTTTAAAATTGCCTATCGTCATCAATTACAATAACGTTCATCCAGAGTTTGTGTCTCAAATAAACCGAAAAGGTATATTAGAGACGCTCTCTTCTCTGCAGATTAAGAATCAATCTGATTTCTATAAAGACATTCCGGACAACAGTTATGTAGAGATGGATACGAAAAACGCAAATATTTTGTTTGAGACGTCGACAGATGAACCTTATTATACTGAAAAGAACGGCGACTCCATTCAAGCTAGTTCCTTGCGATCAGTGTTTGAATCCAATAACTTTTTATTGAAACCAGAGATGAATCTCGTTACTGAATATGACATATTGTTTGGAAAAGAAGGTAGCCAAACCCCCTTTCGCTATCACACACAATGTCGTAAATTCATTTGTTGCCACGAAGGTTCTGTGTCCATCAAAATGTCGTCGTGGGACAGCACTGAGTTGCTGAACCCAATTCACAACTATGAAGGATACGATTTCCGTTCTCCCATCAATGTATGGAACCCACAAGCAAACTGGACAGCAAATGTAAAACAAATGGAAACATTGGACATTGTATTGGAAAAGGGATGCATGTTGTATATACCCTCTTTTTGGTGGTATTCTATCCAATTTAATAGCGAATCCTTAGTTTCATCCAGTCAATATAGTTCGGCTATGAATTGCGTCTACAATCTACCCTCTTGGACACTTCATTATATTCAAAAAATAAACGTTGAAACGCAAGTATCCAATCTAAAAACGTATCTGTCTCTGTCGCCAGCAACCCCGAATAAAAAGATACACGAAGAAGCGAGAGAGCCGATTGAAGATGTCCCGCCCGAACCAATCGTTGAGTTGGTAAGCGACGAACCGACGCCTGAACATATCCAAGAGGATAACAAAATGACCACAACAAATGAAGATAATGCTGAAAATGAAATAAAAGAAACGTTGGATTCTATTGCATCTACCATTGAAGAAAAACATCATGTCTGAGAACGAAGAATATATGCCACTCTTTATAGATATTGAAAAAGACGATTGTTGTATAGAATGTAAGAAGACCTTACACCATTTTCGTGAAGGAACCACCTCTACAAACAATCGTTGTCATAACTGTTATTGGCGAGACCACAATTCTAGAGCAAGACATGAATCGGAAATCGTTCCGTTGATTTGTCGCCGCTGTGAAAATACATTTGACTGGAAAGTGGGAATCGGCAATTTTTGCGATGATTGTAGCGAGTAAAAAATTATTATTAATGTTGATTACTAATAATTGTTGTTTGTTGTGATTTTATGTTTTAT